ATAGAAGCCTGTAAATAATCGGCTGCCTTGAAACCTGCCCACTTAGGGCTAATCGTGACAAATCCTTTCAGAACGCCAGATTCAATCACCCGAAGCTCCGGCAGAATAGACTTTCCGCCGTATTTCGCATTATTGATCATGTGCTGGACGGCTATATAATCGTCCCGCGACACGATTGCCTCGTGTTCTCCTTTATACAGGCTCTGCTGCCGTTCTCCTCTGTTTTTCTTGGACTTATGACTAATCACATCAGGCGTGAATGTCTTTCTTGTGAGAACATCACCACAATGCCGCCCATTCCTCAAGACCTGAATTACGGTGCCGGAAGTCCACTTGGAATTACCAAGGAATGTCCTCTTACCAAGTGCCTCGAGGGTTTTTGCAATATGCGATGAAGAATATCCGGACAGATACATGTAGAATATGAGCTTTACGGTCGGCGCTTCGTCCGGATTGATCACCAACTTGCCGTCAGCATCATGGGAATAGCCCAACAGCTTGGGTGTCAGAGGAAGTCCTCCATTCAACCGCTGAGCAAGCGAAACTTCCATACTGCGGCTTCGAATGCGGGACTCGTTTTCCGCGATGGAAGCCAAAAAAGACAGCGGCATGTTTGTATCCTCGTTCAGCGAGAAGATGCATTCACTCTCAAAGAAAACGCCCACTGGATTGCGAAGTTCCGCAAGATTACGCACCATGGTAATGCAGTCGACCGTATTTCTGGCAAGACGCGAAACCGATTTGGTAATAATCAAGTCGATTTTTCCGGCTCTGCTGTCAGTGAGCATTTGGTTTAGCTCAACGCGGTGTTTTGTCGAAGTGCCCGAGATTCCTTTATCGGCGTAGATCTTTACAAGCTTCCAATTGGGATGCTTCAAGACGAACTCTTCATAATAGTTCTTCTGAAGTTCATAGGAAGTTTCCTGACCGAGATTATCAGTTGAAACTCGGACGTAGACCGCAACACGCTGATGAATATCAGCATCGTAGAAATCGACCTGCTTCTTTGCCGGATAGATGACATCTGGCTCTCTCCGATTCGAGTATCGCTTATGTACTTTCTCGCGTTCTGCTTGGTCGGCTGCTTTCTTTGCTGATTTACTCATGGAGAGCACCTCTCATATCCAGCTCGTCATCAGGCAAGATTTTCCAGTCTGGTGTTGGGAAGAAACAGGGTTCCCGAAGGTCATCACGATAATATGAGGCCAAAGTGTATAGATCTTCTGATATGAAGTAGATGCCAACAGGAGGCTTGCGAGCAGCGAGCATTCTTGCGCAAATCGTCATTTCTTGGGCATCTCTGGACACATTGCTGACCTTCTGTGTGATTATGAGATCGACTTTCCCAGCATCGCAGTCAGACAGAAGTTCAGACCATGCTGTAGAGTTCTCCATATACGGAGCGGTCGATCCATTGTCAATATAGAAACCTACAAACTCCCACATAGGATACTGAGCCAGCGTAGCACGAAAAACCTCTTTGTTGCGTTCGAGATATTCCTCGTCTCTATATTTCGTCTGGTTGAAAAAGCGGATGTACACTGCAACCTTGAACGGGATCTTGGGGTTAGGTACTTCATGGCGGATAGTTTTCAACCACTGCCTGTGTTGTGCCACAAGGGGTGATACCATGTTTTCTCCCAGGCACAGGTCAAAGGAGGGATACTCAGTCTCTTCGAGTCCTTGTTCAGTACCTAAAGGCAGCAGCTTCGTGTTTTCCATGTTTTCCTCCGGCATTTGGGCAAGCCCTTTTGGGTGAATTATAGGGAAAATGCTTAAAAATAAGAAGATACCATAGGTCAGCATCTTGACCTATGGTATGGAAATGACAAAAAAATTATCGGATTGGTCACCCAATCCGATAATTAATCATTATTCTGCTTCTTATGCATGGAGGCTTTGACCTCTCGGACAATCTTTAAGATGGTTTCCATCTCACTGGCCGAGCAATCTTCAAGGAGCTCCGCAAACTCACCTTGATAGATTGCTTTGACCTCCGGTACATCTGGGCGGAGCAAATAGTCTGCAGATACCTGAAGGGCTTCCGCCACTTTGACGAAAGTCTCAAGTTGCATCCCCGTTTTTCCTCGTTCGATGTTGCTAATCAGCGGCAGTGAAACAGAAGCTTCGACTGCCAAATCCGCTTGGCTCATGCCCCTGCTGATTCGAACAGCTTTGATGCGTGAGCCGACCAGCTTCAGATCCTGTTGTTCATACATGACCAGCTCACCTCCCCTTCGCCGGATATAAGCTAACGACTATAATTTAAGTTAGTATATAATATGCGAAGGTCAAGTTTATATAATCGTACCGCTATAAAATAGTGGTTTAAATATAATTGAGTTGCCAAAATTTTTAAGGAGGTTTCTCTATGCAACTCAATTACTATGTCCTTGGTCAAAGAATCCAGAAAATCAGGAAGAACAAGCGTATCTCCCAAGCGGTACTGTCCACCATGATCGACAAGTCCGCTGGATACATCAGCTATCTCGAGTGCGGTACAAAGGTTATGAGTCTCGAAACTTTTGTTGGCATCGCCAATGCGCTGGAGGTGTCGACTGATACGCTCCTGAACAGGCAGCTCACGGGTGCGACTGAGATGTCTAATGCCGAGGCACAGAAAATCTTCGCCAACTGCACCCCGTATGAAACCTATGTCCTGTTGGATGTGCTGAAAACAACCAAGAACGCTCTACGCTCGCACCACCATCTCCTCAAGGATGAGTGGTAATCATTTTATCAACTGAATATCAAATAGCAACAGACCACAGGTTAAGAGATTGACCTGTGGTCTGTTGCGTGCAAAAAACGATTATGTTTTCGCCCAAAACGATTATGATTTGGGCTTTTGCGAGATTTTCCATTCTATTGATGCTATAATCCGGTCAAGCCAGAAAGGATGAGGATGAATGATCTATTACACCGGCGATATTCACGGTAGTGCGAAAGGAATCGTCGCTTTTGCCCAACACTATGAGCTCACAGAATCGGACATAATCGTCATCCTTGGTGATGTCGGAGCGAACTATTACGGCAACAGGCGGGATCGGTATTGCAAAGATGCGCTTGCCAGAATAAAGCCCACCGTCTTCTGTATTCACGGAAACCATGAACGGCGTCCAGACACTCTCGCAGGCTATAAGCAGAAAGAATGGAATGGTGGCCTTGTGTGGTACGAGGATGAGTATCCGAACTTACTCTTCGCCAGGGACGGAGACATCTTCACTATGGAAGGAACCCGGCATCTGGTCATCGGCGGCGCTTATAGCGTAGACAAATACTACCGACTGGAAAACGATCTGCTGTGGTTTGCTGATGAGCAGCCCTCGGCAGAAATCAAGACATATGTGGAAGATCAAATCACGAAAAACAGAATTGACATTGTTCTCTCTCATACCTGCCCCTATAAGTACGAACCGCGGGATGCGTTTTTACCCATGATCGATCAGAGCACGGTTGACGACAGCACAGAGCGATGGCTTGATGGGATAGAAGAAAAAGTGGATTATAAGGCATGGCTTTGCGGACACTGGCACATAGAGAAGCAAATTGACAAGCTTCGCTTCCTGTTCCACGATGTTGTGTCACTGGAAATGATAAAGCGAGGTTTCAAATGAGTCGTTTCAAGAGCAATCTCTACACTGTTGAGCGCCGAGTATGGAGAAACCACAAGCTGTGCTGGATTCAGAACGATGACTTCACTCTCTTTTCAGGACATCACAAAACGAAAATCAAAGAGGAAGATCTCCCGGAATGGTATGTCTTTGGCAGATACTATAAGCTGTGGGGCTTCCTCTCCACAAAAGGTATTACCGACTTGCAGTACATCCCGAACCTGTGGATCAATCACTTCCTAAAAGATGACTGTCTTCTGATCTCCTATGGCGGTAAAATTGAGGAGCATCCAGACAGCACTGATTTTGAAAAGTACAGCGGCGTTGATGAGCGAGTATGGGGCAACGAGATCCTCCATGTGTTGAAAGGTGCCAGGATATTCTCGGAATATGATATTGCCCCTATCATAGAGCAGATCCGTGAGAAGCAGCACATTCTCATTGAGAACTACCCAGACGAGTTCGGACCCCACAAGTGGAGTTTTGATCTCGATGAATGGATGGCAGAAGAGTACCACTCAGGTCGCCCGACCTATTACAGCAAAGCCATCACAGAAAAGAGAGAAGCAGAGCTGCGAGAACTATATGACAAAAGAGGACAGACAAATGGATGAATGCCAACACGCAATGGAGGAACTCCGCAATATAGTCGAGGGGATCAGCAAGCTGCGAGACACAGCATACGCGCACTACTCTTTATTGGTCGAGCAGGTGCTGAAGGATCAAATCACCGACGAGCAGCAGTTAGAACAAATCATGGATGGCCTCTGCGATTTCTGCGATGAGATCCGCTTCATCGATCTTTATCGGAGCCTTTGCCGACACATCTATTACCAATATCCGCAGCTCGTGGGAGAGCATGTGGCTCTTTTCCGTGCGCTGTTTGAGGGGCCCGACGAGAAATGATTTGAGAGAAGATGTATGGAGGTAACCTTCAGTGAAGGTGGCAGATACAAGTTTGCCTGCTACCGCCTCACATATGAAGAAAGCAAGTCTCCAGATAGGATTGCAAAGATCAAAGCCGATCTTGCCTCAAAGGGGAAAGATGGGTATTCCATTGCAATCACTTATGACGCATCTCCCACCCCACCAACGTGGGACACATTCGCCAATTCCTTATTATGTCTGGACGGAAGACTTGAGATGTGGAAGCTAATGCAAGAGAGTTGGCCACATCACAAAGCGGTCGAAGCGCAGAAAGGAGTGAGTAAGATGAGCACATCATATTTCATTTTTACGGAGGTTCTGGCAAATGATCAGTGGCATTGTATCAACCCCCAAGTGATGAAGTTGCTGCCTATCGAACATCTCGTTCTTGTTCCAACGCTTCGCTCGGACAGCAGGTATCAGTTTGAAAAAGCATACCGGCAGCTTGAGTGCGATGGACACCCGTTCACAGTAGACAAAATGTCAAGAAATCTACAGGCATCGGTGAATGACTGGCTTACCCCAGAGGACAGTGTCCGAATTGCCGTTTGCTACGATGACATCTTGAAGCTACTGAACACTTCCGGCAAAGAACATTCTGCATTTGCTCTTCGATCTGAAGTAGCTGCCTTTCAGAATGATGAATCCGATAATATTTTGGACTTCGTCTCAGTAGACGAATATCGGAAGATGGAGGATGAACTCAAGAAGGCTTATCAATATTTCGAATGGAATGACCGCTCCGGTGCGTATCGCTATTATGAGGAGATCCAAAAGAAGGTCGCCGCACAGGTCAAGGATTGGAAAGCGATAAACCCTCGGGCAGAAATCACCTCTGTCCGAATAATGCTTTTTTCAACCTAAAGGAAAACACACAGGAGGGTTTCAGATGCAATCGAATAAAGAATCGAACCAAAAGCTGATTGAGCGATTTCCGTTTTTAATACCTCGTAACCGCTGGACGGGAAAAATTCCAGAGGATTACGACTATTCCTATACGGAACTGGATTCCATGCCTGATGGCTGGCGAAAGGCTTTTGGGGAGCAAATGTGTGAAGATATCCGTGAGGAATTGGTACGTGCCGAGTATCTCGACCAATACCGCATTACCCAGATCAAGGAGAAATATGGAACGCTCTGTTGGTATGACTTTGGCTGTACAGAGCGAATGCTTCGTGACATCATCCCCAAATATGAGCGCCTATCTGCGAGAACTTGCATCAGATGTGGGAACCCTGCAACAAAGGCTTCTACTGGCTGGATCAGTCCCTACTGTGACACTTGTGCTGGCAAAATCAGTCATGCCGAGAGATTTATTCCTATTGAGGAATGGCTCAGTGGAAGCGGAGATGAGGTTGCATCAGAAAGGATTGTGAATGAAAAAGATACCCACTCTCTTTGAACGAGAATTTGAAAACCATCGAATTGTCAGAATACTGCCAAATATCAGCCCTGACCTTGCTTGGGTCATGGCCGGCGACGGCGTAGCTACCATCAAATGGGACGGTGCCTGCTGTGCGGTCATCAATGGTGTTTTCTACAAAAGATACGATGCAAAACATGGAAAGCCCATTCCATCTAACGCAATCAAGTGTCAGGAGAACGCAGACCCTGTCACTGGCCACCTGCCTTGTTGGGTACCTTGTGACCGAACAGCAACCGGCGACAAATGGTTCTGGGATGCGTATGACAGAATGGGAATCGTACCGGATGGAACATATGAGGCCATCGGCCCACATTTCAGAGCAAACCCATACAACCTCGATGCCGATGTACTCAAGCCCCACGGGAAAGACATTGTTGAGCTGGATCGGAGCTTTGAAGGCATCCGCACTTATCTGGAAACCCATGTGATCGAGGGAATCGTCTTCTGGAAAGATGGACACCCTCGGTGCAAGATCAAACGCAAGGATTTCGGGTTCCCGTGGGGAAGATGATTGCTTAAATTGGAAGACTCCATTAGAGGTACGGCAAAGCACTTGGCGATAGGAGGCGCACCACATGAGTAAATGGCTCGGCTACACAGTAGAGCTATTCTCCAATGGTCAATGGTTCAACATCGATCAGTGGCATCGACACGCAAATGGAGAACTCAGACACCGCTATCTGTATACTGCGCCCGAACGAGATATCTTCTCCAGCGCACATGATGAGCTGGCTCTTAGTAAAGAGAGAATCTGCTTTTCTGACTTGGCAGCAGAAACTCAGGATATCATCTGCGCAGAAAATCCAGCATTCGAACGCAGTACATTCGACTCATGGGATTTTTTCATTTGGGGCAACCTCTCTGACTTGGAGATGCTACTTCAAAAGCCTGTTGAGAATGAAAACGATGGATACATTTCAAAGGATTTACTCAAAGGGCTGCTTGTCAGGATTCAAGACCAAATCCAGATTTTTCGACAGACCATCCCGTACTTCGTGACTGATAGGTCATCGGAAATGCCAATCAGGATCATTATCTGTGAGTTGTGATTTTTTGATAGCTATTCGCTCTGAAATATGGTAATTGTTCGTGTTACAGAAAAGGAGGTGGAACACCATGATTTATGTAATGTCCGATATTCATGGACAAAAGCGACGCTTTGATTCCGTCATGAAGCAAATCAACCTACAGCCCGAGGACACCCTCTATGTCCTTGGAGATGTGATAGACAGAAACCCGGATGGCATCAAAATCCTTCGTCAGATCATGGCGATGTCAAATGCCAAAATGCTTCTGGGTAACCACGAATTAATGATGATGAATGCTCTCTACTACCCACCCCCAGAGGATGAGGAGTGGCCTGAATACTACTATGAGCGCAAGCAGTCTCTGTGGTATAGAAATGGAGGCGAGATAACACATAATTATCTGAAGCACATAAAGAAAACCGTTCGTCAGGAGATATTCGAGTATTTGGAGAAGCTACCTGTAAACATGGAAATCACGGTGAATGGCAGGCAATTCATTCTGACCCACGCGGCTCCTGGCGAGCTGTATGAGACCTACGGTCGTAAATATGAGTGTGAGCGAGACTTTGCCGTCTGGATGCGATTTGACAGTTTCCCTGTTCTGGAGGACTGTACAGTCATCTTCGGACACACGCCAACTATCCGTTTCCAGTATGATAACCCAATGGCAATATGGGATGCAAAGAGCTGGATCGGAATCGACTGTGGCTGTATGCTCCCTGAAAAGGGTGACCCTTGGTCAGGAGCACTTGGAAGACTGTCGTGTCTCCGATTGGATGATATGCAGGTCTTTTACTCCGAGGAACCTCAATACGACAATCTTAAAGAATCGGAGGAACAGCATTATGGATGATGGCAAAGTTACGATTACCATAGAAATCGATGCAGAACTGCTGGCGCAGGTAACCGAGGTGCTAAAGCCTTATGGCCTCACGCCGGAAGAAGCCGCGGTGCAGTTCTTCGAATACTGTGCCGACCCAAAGACACAGGATCATGCGATTAAACTTCTCAAAAGATGGAAAGAGGAACAGGAAGTTCAAGAGAGGAATAGCACCAATGCTAAGTAAAGAAGGTTTCTGCAAGGCGCTCCAGATGATAAAGGAGCAAGAGTCCATTGACGAACAGTTCAGCAAAGCGCTCAATCTGGTTGGCGATGGTCACTTTGTATTCGGTGCCGAAAACAAGTATCTCATGGCTCTTAGAGATGTTTTGAAAGAGGCGGTCAATGACCAATACGACTACATCGATTGGTGGCTGTATGAAGCAACCGATGACTATACGGTATGGGAAGCAGATTGCACCATGAAGTATTGTCTCAAAGACCCCGAAGCTCTGTATGATTACATAACCGGTACGCTGAAGCCTGTCCCTGTATCTTCGGGAGAAAGCACATCACAGCAGGAATAAGGGGATGTCAAAATGAAAAGACTGCCGCCACTATCCGAAATGGAACGCATCGAGCAAACCCTGCTCGTCGAAAAACTGGATGAAATCCTGGAACGCATTGACAACGAAGACATCGGATTCGTAATAACAGAAAACGGTCTGCCGGATATGGTCCTAATACCATTCCGCTGGTTTGCCGAGAACTTTCCGGATGAAGTGCCTGACGACCTAAGAAGCGCCGATTACAAATCCGGATAGATTCCACCTCTGAGGAGCCGAGAAAAGATGGATGAGAAGTTTAACAGAATACCCGTCAGCGTCATCCATCTTGACAAGGATGGCACAGTCATAGATGTGGAAGATTACAACCTCGATAAAGTCGAACCTGATTTGTGGGCAATCAAAGGGCTGGCTGCATCACTGCTCCCCGTCATTCGAGAGTTCTATACGCACGAAGAAAATGTTCAAGCATTTGAGGCATGGCTGAAAGAGCGGGAAAATAATTCTCAAAAACACAGCAAGCGGAAATAAGCGCAAAGACGGAAATCGGAGATGCGAGGCTGTATCTATTTCGGTCACTCTTAAAAATACCCAATTCTCCGCTATCATGGGAAATTGAAAGCAAAAAAATATGGCTGAAACAGCCCAAAGCCGCTTCAGCTCTCGATTTTTCCTATTTTCAGCGTGTATCTAAATTGGTCACGCATGACAGAAAACCCTGAAATCTCAACGGTTTCGGGGTTTTTTCTTTGCTCTATTGCAATTTGCATTTCTTTTTCCCGAAGAGCCTTGCCCCATTTTTTCATCAAATATTATCCCTCATACAAAATATCTCCTTTGTCGTTCTATTTTAATTTTTCAGCCCGCCCGCTATTAGCGTTTGCAGTAAAGTAGGCAGTGCGACGGGAATTGCATTTCCCTTCAAGCGTTATTTGCTGTTATTCTTTCCCGCTGCGAGAAATCCGGCAGCGGGATGCCGGCAAATTTCGCTCTTTTTTTCGCTCCGTTGAGCCGTGGCGCGTTGTTGAACTGCTCTCCATTTAGGTAGTCCGTCATGGAGGTGATCGCCTCCCGTTCGATGTCCTCGCTCTTGTGAAGATACTTCCTTGTCGTCTCAATGGACGAGTGTCCCAAGATCCCCTGAACAATGTTGAGCGGCGTCCGTTCCTCCACCAGTCGCGTTGCCAGTGTGTGCCGCAGAGCATGAGGATTAACCTTTTTGATCTCGCATCGCTTTGATATGGCGTTGAGTCGGATCTCAAAGCTCTTGGGGTCAATGTGCGTCCCTGCTCTTGACGGAAACAACAGATTATCTGGATTGGGCCAGCTGGAGTGAGCAAGCGTGTAGAGATGTCGGATCAACAGCTCACACAAGCCGTCCGAAATAGCGATCTCGCGGTTCGATGTCTTTGTCTTGGGCGTGCTCTGGACGATCAGGTGCGTTTTTTTCTTCGGGTCGTAATTCAAAATCCTGATGTTCGGATTATCCAACGACAGTGCCTCCGTTTTTACCCGAATCAGATTTTTGTTGATCCGCAGTGTCTGCCGTTCCAAGTCAAGGTCCGCAATCTCCAACGCAAGCAGCTCGCCCACACGGAAGCCAACGAACAGATCGGTCAAGATTGCTATGCGCTGCGTTTCCTTCATGACCTCCTCCATAAAAATCTGCATTTCAGAGGGACTCAAAACACGCATCTCCTTTGCGACGACCTCCGGCCTTGTTGTGCTCAGTGTCGGGTTGCACGGGAGCTTGTACTTGCTTTGAGCGTATGTGAAAAAGTCCTTGAGGATCATGTGATGATTGCGAATCGTTTTGGGGGACAGTCCGCCGTTCCGCCCGTCCATACGCGCACCGTTGAGCTGTTTCTTTTGGTAATATTCCTGTATCACATCCGGACTGATCTGATACAGGAGCATTTCATCAAAGGCAGGAGCAAAGTGCGTGTGGTAGATGTCTAAATAGCTTGCGTAGGTCGATGGCTTTCTGGTCGGCGGGGACTTGTAAAGACGAAGCCAGTCCATAAAAGCATCCTTGAATTGCACTTCCGACTCCATTGAATGCCCAAGGCGTTTTTGCATTTCTTCCTTTTGGGCATCCTCTCGTTTTGAAGCCTCCTCCAAAACCTTCATGTGTTCCTGTTCCGCAAGCCACTCTTCCTTTCTCTGCTTGCAGATCGCCTTTGTTTTCCCCTTAAACGATTTCCTTTCCGGAGCGCCGTTTTCTTTCCTGCCGATCGTGATTTGATGTACCCATGTGCGATCGGGGAGCTGCCACCAGCTCCCTTCGCCATTTGCACGACGCTTATTTGCCATGGTAACCTCCAATTCTCATCTTTCATTATGATAATTGAAGATTTTGCCTCATTGTTTCGCAACGCCGGCGCTTTCGAGCCATGCGTAGAAGCCCTCTGCCGGTATCCGGTAATTCTTCCCAATCTTGATGACCGGAAATGCCTTGCTATGAATTAAATTATAAGCAACATTCGTCCCAATTTTGAGAGTTCGCTGAATATCCCTCACGGTCAAAAAGTCGTATTTTGCTTCACACATAAAAAGCTCCTTTCTGCGCTGCGTGCCAAGGTCTATTCATTTTTCGAGGTACATTGCTGACTCATAAAGCTATTTTACGACAACTCCCTGAGCTAATCAATATATCTCATCGCCCTTTGGCACAAATATTTTGAAATCCTTACGCCGGAAAAAATAGCTGACGACAAGAGGAGATGCTCCCGCGAACGGGAGCATCTCCTCTTTTGACGAGTATAATCATATCACATGACTATGCGACAGCGCAAGTACATCAACCGCGACATTTTTGCGACATTTTGAAAATATGAGCGTCTTACCCGTTGTAGCGTTCCGAGTAAGCGTACATTTCCGCAAGATTATCAACAGCATCCTTTCTGATCCGTTCGATGGTGCGAACAGTCAGGCCGTGTTGTTCTGCCGCTTTTTTCGTAGATACCCCTTCCATGTAAACCATGCGCACAACCTCTGCCTGGCGCTTTTCAAGAAGCGAGATGTAGTACAGGAGCTTCTTCTGCCTCCGTTCGAGAATAAAGAGTTCATCTGCGATCTCCTTGGCAGATTCAGCATTCAGCTGCTTGGCCTGCTCCTCATAGTTGAGGGCAATATAGAGTGTCTTGTTGGAAATATGTCCTTTGGAATGACCTACACCTTCTCCGCTTCCATAGTTCATGGCCTCGATTTGCTCCGTCACGCCAACCTCGGAGGGATGCTCCAGATCATAGCGCAAAACGGCGATCTTCCGCTCACGGGCGCGGTAGCCTTCCAGCAATTCAGAAACATAGTTTTTCATATCAGCACTCATAATAGCCTCCTTTTCTCGTCTTGGTTTGGGAATGAAGGATCATCGTGCTGATCGGAGGTGATCGGCAGTGAGGGCAGAGCACTCCGCCCTCACTGGGAAAGTAAAGCGCCCCCACAGGAATAACCCACAGAGGCTCATGCAAGGAACTTATGTTATTAGCCGCGCAAGTAAGCTCCAAAAACTCGCGCTTCGGGGCGGGTACACGCCACATCCACGGGAGGCTGTTTTCTTGCTTTTGAGAGTGCGGCGATACGTCGCATCCTGTAAGAATTTCATGCGCCTCCCAAAATGAGATAGCTCTACGGGGATATTGAGCTCATTATAGCAAGCTCCCCCCAAAAAGCAAACTGTCCCACGGTGCAGCTATGGAAAAACTCCAACTATACAGGGGCAAAAGGGGATGCTAAACTGAGACTGTATTTCAGGGCGAAGTAAGTTAGGGCGGAGTAAGTTAGGGAGGAACGGCGACAGAAAGGGGGTTATTGCGCCCTCCGTCAGACTCAAACGAACTGGAACTCAATAAAGGACAAGAATGAAACCGTAATTGCTCATAGGGGCGATTGCGGTCTTTTTTTGTCTCAAAATCGAAAGGAGCAAGCATTTTATGAGCGAACTCAACAGTACCAACGCATGGCCCTTCACCGAGATCCCTGCCGAGGAAAGACTGGACATTAACGCGATTTTCGGAGACAGCACGGATACAGCCAATCAGGGCAACCCCTTTGAGGTACAGGCGACTGCCGCAGCACCCGCACCGGCACCTGCGACGCAGGAAA